TCAACGTGAACACTCTCTAATCCGATTTCATAATATAAATCGTTTAGTGTTATTGACCCATCGTGGTTTAAGTTTTTATTTGCAACATTTATACCCTGGCGTATTTTCTCTATATCAGATTTAAATAAACGTCCGGAAAAGTAGTCATAACACAATGTATCACCAAGTCCAGTGTCGATTACAAGGTCTTTCTTAGTATCTTTAGAACTTATTATTCGTTCGTCTACTTTCTCTTTAAGATTTTTATTTTCTTTTTTAGACAAAACATTTCTTATATTGTCTTTATATTCTCGAAATGCTCTATCGGATAAATTTATAGCACTTAATAATGCTGCTTCTTTTTTACGATAGTTTCTAGTTAAACAAACAATACCAATTATTGTTAGTGTTACAGATGTTGCCACCGGTATATATTCTTTCCATGTGGCTTTAATTATTTCTTTTTTTGTAAGTTCTCTTTTTAATTTTGTCTCCTCTTCATTAATTATTTCTACAGCTTTAACTGTAGAGTTTACCGTTAACGGTATAGTTAAAATAGTGCCAATAATAACTGAGCTAGTTAATATAACCTGCTGATGTTTTGTTATAAATTGTTTACAAATTTGTAAATATTTATTCATTACAATCCTCCTTAAAAAATAAAAAGAAGAACCTAAAATTTCTTTTAAGTTCTTCTTGTAATTTAGAATACCGCACTTAATAGTGCCATTAATAACATTCCAATTATTAGTCCACCGATAAATATACTAAATACTACCAAGTTTTTTAATATTGTAAATATCTTAAATAAAAGACCCTTCATCTTCGTCCTCCTTCTTTCTAAATTTAATCATATTCGTAAATGATGAATATAGCTTTTCTGACTTCATATCACTAACTAATACCATTCCTAACAATTTACTGTCAATCTCTGTATTCATGGCTAATACCTGAATATCTGGATCATTTAATAGTTTAAACATCTTATCAATTTTTCTCTTCCTCCAAAGGGTTCTAATACTAACCTTTATTGAAATCAATTGTTTAATAATTTGTTCTAGTTTCATAATTATCTTCCTTTCAAATATAAAAAATATAAAAATTAACAGTTCTCTTCATTATAACCCTTGTTTTTTTTACGAATTTAGGCGAAATCGTCGAGAAGGCCTCTAACATTGACGAGATTAAATTTTATGTATCTAAAGGTATTATAACATTACTACACCTCTAAAGTCTTCTTAGAATGGCTATTAGAGCGTCGAATTTTTTGAGATGCACAAAAAAATAAGAAAAACATGTAAAAATACACATTTTTCTTATAAGTTCATCAAATTATCTGATTTTTGTTACAAAACTAATAGCTTTACTGTTAAGAATCCCGAATTTCTCATAATTCAATATTAGTAGGATACTAAGAATACTACCTCCAACTTGTAACATGGTATTTGGATTAATTTTTTGTCTTGCATAAATCTCTCTAACATTTAATAATCTAGATACCTCTGCTAAGTTTTCATTTCGTTTTTCCTTAGTTCCCGGTCTTGAATTTTCAATTATAAGTAATTCAATCCTCTTATCAATTTCTTTTACTATTTGTTTCATTTTCATTCTCCTTTCAGAATTAAAAATTTAAAATGATTCTTCATTATAGCCCTTGTTTTTTTTACGGGACTTTTGGTTTTTCTTGATCTTTATTGTATTGATTTGAACTTATCTTTAATGCCACACCAAAGAAAGTCGTCAGTGCAAGACAAGTACCAACAACTTGTTGGCCAAATGGTAAATTCCAAATATCAGCTAAAGACAAATATAAAGTTCCTATAGCTGGTAAGATTATTTGACTTATAAATTTTAAAAGATCATATGTTTTATTACTCATTGTAATTCCTCCTTAATCATTTCTGTGGTCAATTATTGGAAGTTTATCAACTTCTTTCATTAATCTTTCTGCAGTTCCATTTCCACCAAGATTTACATACGGTTCGTACAAATAATTTTTTAAAGTATCATATTCATCGTGTGTAATATTACCAAGTTTTAGATATTTCATACTCAAATATACAATTCGATCGTTAGCCAATCCTAATAACATCAAGGTTTTAGCATCTTTACGCTCATTTACTTTTTGAATTAAATTCCAAAAACCGGTTGATGCTATTACTGATGCTAGTATAGTAAAGAAAAGATCAATAAAATGATTATTCATTAATATCAACTCCTCTACTTAAATAAGTGTATATATGGTAAATTAAGAACATCATTTGGAAAGAATACTGAGTCTGAATTTTGTCCGTCGTATCTAAAAATAGTACGTATAATGTTTCGATTAAAATGAACTGCATTTGTTCTGTCAATCTCTTTTAAAATCAAATTCGTATTAGTTGTATAAAGATATAACAGTGCTTGAGAATCAGAAAAGAACGTATAATCAACTGTACAAGGAATTAATATAGGATCAATCTCAGGCGATATATATTGATGTTTAAAAATATCAAGTTGCATAGCTTCGATATTGATCGGTACGGAAAATGATTGTGTTTTAAATATATCTTTCATTGCTACTTGTTCTAGTAATGACAGTTCACCAGTAAACATTTTATAAGTCATTACATATGGATTTCTATCATCATTATATCCGGCTGTTATTTTTGATTTTATATTATAATTATTATCATAAGATAATAATAAAATCTCTCCAGTTTGATCTTGATATATAAGAGTATCTTTTATTGGAATTAAGCCAGGTTTAGATTTGAAGTATCTTTTGAAAATTTTCCCAGTTTCAATTTCATTACTATTAGGAATAACTTCAAATAACTGACTTGGTTGTATAGGAACAAGTTCTAATAACATAAACGGCTCGAGATTTGCAATATATAAATATCTATAAATATCCTTAAACTCCAAAGGATTTATTTGCTCACGACGTACAAAAAAGTTTATACAATCGCCGATATTCATATTTTTTATTTTAGATATATCCAGATTGTTTTGATCATCCTGACAGTCTGTTATATTTTTTGTAAATTTATATGCATAATTATCATATATATCATATGGTATATTATTATATGCAACATCTTTTACCTTTTGTTTTAATTCTGCAAATTCATCTTCTGAGAAATTAATATATGCCTTTATATTTTTAAATTTTTCAGGCGAAGCTGCGAATAATTGTTTAAACTCTTCAAATATATCTTGATTTTTTTTAGTGTCATTTAGAATTTCAGTAACACCATAAATATTTGATTGTTTATTATTTTTATAAATTTTTAGGCTGCCACCATAGAATATATCACATCTAACTGAAATGTTTTTTTGTGTTCCAGGTAACATGAATGTTATTATTATATGATTTTTTGCGTTTTCTGTATTAACGACATTATCAATCATAAATGAATTAAATTGACTTGATATGATGCTATATTCATCATTATTTTTTTCAATTTTATCTATAATAAACATATTATCATCATGTAATGAATGAATGTTAAATTTATAGAATTGTCTAGGATCAGAAACTATTACTTTATTATGTTTATCTATAAAACTTTGATGAATTCCTAACATTTTATTTATCCCCTCCTCCTCTTGAATTTGTGAATATTTGTAAGAACACATTCGCACGAATTCTTACTAGTTTTGTAGGTATTATTTGTATCGTATGCCAGTGATTCCTTAATATTTTACCATGATTATCAGTCTCAACATAATCTATAAGATCAATATCTTTATTTGGTTCGGCATCGAATTCTTTCTTACCTATTTTTATTTTTGCTTTGTTGTCTGATTTATTTTCCTGATATATACCATACTCTATTTCATGTGCATGGTCTGGTAGAGTTATAGTATGTGTATGATCAGGTATATTAATACTATGTGTGTGGTCTTTTATATCAATACTATGTGTATGATCACTTAATTGAAAACTATGTGTATGATTTGGAATTTGTACTTGATGTGAGTGATTTGGTAATCTAATACTATGTTGATGATCTGGTACTCGAACGCTATGACTATGTTGATGAGTATGTCTACCACGAATAGCATGACTATGACTAGGTTGACCGGCACTTTGCATAAAATCTGCTGAAATCCAGCCACCAAAAGTCCATGAATCATTAGTCCAATCAGTATCCGTAGTTGAATAAAATCCACCACCAGAATCAGTAGATGTATAGTCACCACCACCAGATTCTGTAGAGCCATAATCGCCACCACCATAATCTGTAGAATTATACGTTCCGCCACCAGCAGATGTTGTAGTAGAACTTCCACCTCCACCACCAGAAGTTGTATTATATCCACCACCACTAGATGAAGTAGTAGAACTTCCTCCACCACCTTTTATAGCTTTACTATAAGCTCTAAAATCCTCAAACTCAAAGTTTACTATAACTTTATTGATTCTAACCATCGTATCTGGAATATAGAATTTTATAATGGCTGGGTGTTTTGTATCTGCATTATCAACAAATGGGATTATCATTTGGTTTGTGGCGCCTTGAGCATAGACTTCATTTATTTTTGTTCTCTCCTGAAGCTGCGATATACTCCCAGCAATATCTTTCTTTTTGTTGGCAATATCAATAGATATTTTCATGTTTCCTGATGTTATATCCGATTTACTAATTTTAATTATTGGTAAATTTACAATCAAATCGTCTTCCGTATCGTGAATTCGAACATAATCACCAATCTTAAATTTAGAATATCTATTATCTAATTTAAATAAATCTACAACATTAACTTTATATGATAAATAAGGATCTTTAGCCTCATCTAGAATTCTTTTACCATAGGCTTTTAGTGTTTCCGGATTTTCAAAACGTCTGTCAACTAATATGGAGTTCTTTAATCCCCATTTATCAACATTAGCTTCTAAATATGGAATACCATTATTAACGCTCGATATAGTCAATTGATTATCGCCCTCACCATAACCAAGACAATATAATCTTGTAACAATATTTTTTGGGTCTTTTGTCTTCGATATACTCTCCATGTTTTTCATATATATAACGTCCGAAGTAGGCTCTTTACTTCTCTTTTTTAAATATAAAGACCATGGATAATGTGTAGTATCGTACTTCCAAATATAATCAGAGTCGAAAGGTTTTGGTATGGAGAATAAGGCAGCTAATAGATTTTCATTTTCCCATTTATACTCAAATTCTCTTTTAAAGTCATTTTCAACTAATACCCAACGTTTAGTATGTTGTTTATCTAGAACATACCTTATTGATTGACTTGTGTATACACCTTTATTACCTATCTGATGATATTTAAATAATACATCATCCATCAAAGTAGCGAGAACATGTTCGCAAGAGTATTTTATTTCTCTTGTTTGTGCATTTGTATTTTCAGATGGTAATATTCTAAATAATTCTATGCGTTCATCACCATCGAATATCTCAACATAATTAAAAGGTTCACATTCTTTATTTTTAGGATCCGTGTATGGTAAAGAAAAAGATGCAGTATATAATGAATTTAATGGAAGTTCATAACCTATTGCATAGGCATTCTCTAAAATGGCTACAAGCTCAAAATTAGAGTTATATACTCTCGGATGCATTATAACCACCTATCCTTCCATGTAATATCAACCATGATATTACGTTCATTGGATTCATCATAATATTGGATTTCATTATCACCTGGTAATAGATTGAAGAATTCACTATCTGCAGTTAGATATTTCATTGCATTCTTTCCATTTATAGTTATTAACATTTTGCAGGTGTCTATTATTAACTCATCACCAGGTTTTAATGACATATTTTCTAATATAATATATTTTTCAGCACCTAGTTTACCTCCAGCAAATGATGTTATTTTCATTGGAATGTCATTTGTAGATATACCATATTTCACTATCATTGGAGTACATTTACTATTCATATTCATTCCAATTTCGGCATTATTATATTTAACAATTGTTGGGGTATTAAATGTCGATAACTTAGCTACACTTCCTAATCCGGCTGCAAATTTTGTTATTAGTGGTATGCCAATTTCTGTAGAGATATTGCATTTAGACACACCAATTCCAAGTAAAGTTAATATACTTGCGGCTTCTGTATTTATTTTTAGCTGTGATTTTATATCGATACCATTTACTAACTTTACAAAATTAATTTCTGTTGATATTTTTAATTCTGCGTTTATCGATTTAATTATATCTTTTAGTAATTTTAAAGATGTATTTAAACTCATAATAGAATCCTTACTATATACGAATTTATGGAGTATAAAATTACCTTTAGATGATAAATTAAATTTAGTTTCTAAAAATAGTTGCTGTTCCATTGTAACTTTACAACTACTATTTAAAGTCATTATTGTTTGTAGTACTTCTGGATGATATGTTACTTTTGGAATAACACCATTTACCGATAATGACATAGGAGAGTCAACGCAAGAACCAACTTTTACTAAGTTTGAAGTTATTTTTTCACTAGTTAATTTTAATTGTTCTTGTGTGAATTCTCCATATTTCACTACCGTAGCATCTATCTCAGTGTTTAATCCAAATAACGTATTAACTGTTACAATAGTAGTGTTTAGTTGACCAAAAGTTTTTTTGTTAAAAGCTACTTGATTAAACATTTAATGATACTCCTATTCCATAATTACTTTAAGGTTATCTGGCTCTACAGTAAATCTATTACCTTGGTTTACAGTTTCAGTTTTTGTAAATGCACCTCTACAAAGAAGATTTCCACCAGATTGAGTACTTAGAAGACCCCAATGTGTTATATCACCCCAGTTACCTGTAGCTATTGGGAATTCTATTTTATTATTGTTTGTTATTGTAGCTTTATCTGATACCTGAGTTGGAGCATTAAATGTTACTTCTTGTCTTGTATATGCTCCACCATTTACTTCTGTACCAGTATTTGCATCTGTTGGATCATTCAAATATAAAGCAAGATATACCTTATTTGGTTGATCTACTGTTTGTTTTCTGAAAAAGTAATTTAATACCGCTTCTTCTAAAAAGTTTGATGCCATTGCCATAATTAAATCTCTCCTTTACGAATTAAAACTAATCTATTAATATCAGAATTACCATTATTTTTAATTCTGATTGTACAACAAGTTTCAACAGTACCTTGATTCGGCACATTAAAATCCATTTGAAAGTCTGTTATTGAATCTACATGTATCTGGTTAAGTTGAACGCTTTCTGCGAATGGTTGACAATGGAAAGTAACATCAAAAGTACCTCCAGGATATAATTCAACTTGTTCGAGACTCATAGCCTCATATATTTTCGCATTATACATTTTATCTGGTTCGTCGTCAAATATCAAAATACCATTACCACTAAGCCAAGCTGCTAAAATACGGATATTTTTTCTAAGTTCATACCAATTTTTATTTTTTAAAGACCCACATTTTACTTTTATGTCTCTTGGTGCGTATGTGTTATTTATATTATTATCGTACGAACCATGCCTACCAGGAATCGTTATCTCTGATGAGTTCATAGTAGGCTTTACCGTACGATCAATTGATTTAACATACATATCAAAATCTGAGGAATGTTTATTTTTAAATGTAAATCCTATCGGTTTTTCCATTATATCCCCCTTCTTCGATTTTCTAAGTCTTGCATTTCATATAATTTCTCTGATACTTTTTGTATATCTGCTTCTTCACGAATTGTTGCAGTAACATAGAAATTATTTATATAATCATTATATTCATTATTTACTATTTCTTCAGGTTTTGTATTATTAGTTGGTGTTATAGCTGCTAATTGTAATGTCGGTGTTATTTTAGGGTCTTCGAAATTTAGTAAACTCGAATCCCATTTGGATAAATCTAACACCGGGGAAATTTTTGGATTTAAATCTAGGTCTTCATTCATAAAAGATAGCAAATTATCCTTAAATAGATCTACATTTTCATCCGATGAATCAATAACATTATCTGTCATAGATCTAACGGCATGAACTGCAAGCTCAGCACTCTTACGAATTCCAATAGCAAATCCTTGTGAAACATAACCACCGATTCGTTCAAATACTTTAGATGGTGAATTTACTTCTAATGTAGCCCCTGCTTTATTAATTACTTTTTTAGACATACTCTGAGCTTCTTTTTGCGCTTGCCAAGCACTATTTCTAATACCTGAACTGAAGCCTTCGCCAACATTTCTTCCTATTCGTTCGAACGATGAATTGATACCGTCGAATTCTCTAGTAACGCCATCTCTTGTTCCTCTAGCAGCAGTTATAGCGCCTTCTCTGGAAGTATTAATACCACTTTCAAGACCTCCGCCTATCTGTTGACCAATTCCAGAAAATGCATCTCTAATACCATTCCATACATTCATTAACGCTGTTTTAACGCCATCCATAGCACTGCTAACAGTACCTTTAACAAATTCGATTCCACCTTTTAAGCCATTCATTATGTTCTGTCCGGTTTGTTGGAACCACTCTTGAGCTCCTTTCCACTTATCTTCAAGCCATTGTCTAATGTTACCCATTAAAGTTAATACTGCTTCTTTTAGGTTACTTATACCATTTATTAGACCTTGTATGATAAATTTTCCGAATTCCATGAATACTCTTGACGGTGAGTTAATTCCAAGCATCGACTTAAATTTATCTATAATACCATTAACAAAATCGCCAATAGCATTTTTTGCCCAGATTATTGCTCCCCAGATACCCTCTGCAAATCCTTTTATTATATCAACTGCGCCATCTTTTAAAAAGTTTAATATGGCCATTATTAAGCGTCCTAAAGCCGCTCTCAATTTAGGCCCATTTTCTTCAATACCTCTAGCTATACCATCTATAAGACTAACTATTATGCCTATACCAGCAACAATAATGTCTCCTAGATGATCTTTAATAGCATTTAATATTGCTAATATCAAACTTACAATTGCGGCTATAAGTTCTCCTAATTTACTAAGAATACCTTTAATTAAAGCTATTATGAAATCTGCACCTTTTTGTATAAATTTTGGAACATTCTCTACAAGAAATTTAAATACTGATTCTAGCATTTTTCCTATATTTGATAATATCCCAGGTAATGCATTTAGAAACTCTTGTCCTATTTTTCCAATAAAATCAAATATCAATTTTACAATTGGTCCTAGATTTTTTTCTAAAGCTTTGATGACGCCATCTAATAGTACTGATATACCAGCGCCAATGGTTTTAATCATTTCCCATAGTGTATTAAATGCCGCTGTTCCAACCATACCTAATGCAGTCAACCCTGCAGATATAGAAACCAATCCGACACCTAATAAAGCAACTGCGCCCGATAACATTATCATTGAACCGCCGAGTGCTAATAACATCGGTGCCATAGGTCCAAGCATCGTTGCTGCCACTACAAACCCACCAAATACAGTTGCCAATAAAACCATAGCGTTTCCTATAGCTTGCATTGGAACTACTGATAAAGCGATTAGCGCAGGAACGAATAAATTTACGCCAACAGCCAATAAAGTTAATGCTCCAGCTAAAGCAATTAATACTGGTATTTTATCAACAGGTAATAATGCAGCGGCGATTGATATACCTCCAATTAATCCTGCTAAAATTACGCCAGCCTTACCTATCGTTTCCCAACTTATAAAACCTAATACTGCTAAAAGTGGTATAAGTAAAGTAAGCGCTCCTGATAAAGCCAGTAATGATGCGCCCATAGCTAACATATTTTTTGGATTTACTTTACCAACAGCTGATGAAAACACACCAAGCTCTACTAATAAAATTCCTAATATTATAAGTGCTTTTCCAGCTTTTGCTGGGTCGAACATTGATAATAATTTTATTACTCCAACTAGCATAGTTAAGCTAGTAGCAAACAATACAAATCCTGCACCGGATGATAAGCTCATAGAATTAACTTCTACAAGTTTTAAAAAGATCCCCATCTCAGTTAATATAACACCCAATGCCGCTAATCCACCAACAGCTGGAAGAAAATCGATTCTAGATAGGATTTCAACCGCTTTTGCTAATATAGTTATTGCTGTTGCAAATGCAATAATTCCACCAACTTTACCTATAGTTTTATCTGCGGGAGGAAAATTATTAATTGCCATGGTTAATTCTGCTAAGAGAACACCAACTGCAATAACCCCTTGAATAGCTTGTCCTACATTTAGCTCACCCAGCATCTGCACAGCTTTTGCTAATATGACTACAGAAATTGAAACTCGTTCTAAATTCTTAGCAGCTTTTGTAGAGTCAACTTCACTATCTTCATTTAATTTCATAAATAAATAATAAAAACCAGCTAAAATAGCAGACATTCCAGCTAATGCGCCCATACCATTTGCTAGTTTATCCTTATCTATCAATGCTAATGCTATTACTGATGCGGTTAATATAGCTATTGCTACCGCTATTTTTTTGATTGCTTCTGCTTTTAGTGTTTTTTGTATACTCCCAAGCGTATCTTCTATAGCATTACCTATCTGTTTTATAGACTCAATAAACTGAGATGTATTCTTTGTTAATTTACTTAATTCTTTGAAAAACTTACTTATATGAAATAAAACACTTACAAATAATGCTTTATTTAGCGTGTCAAAATTCATATGTTCTGGTAATTTATCAAAAAATCCTTTTAAAATATCTTTTATTTTACCTATTACAATTTTAATTTTTTCATACACAAATTGAAGTGGCTTTACAATATATTTATTTACATTGTCGTGAATACCCTGGAGTGCAGAATAATCCATTTGAACATTATTTGTAGAGAATGCTCCTGTTAATTTATCAACTAAAAGTAATATAAATTCTATTCCAGTTTTTATTGCTTCTCCAATTCTATCTATTACATTTCTAAATCGTTCGAAATCTTTTTCTGATATCTTTAGATATTTACCGATATTTTCAAATGAAGTTTTGAATTGATTAGCTATTCCAGGAAATTTTGCGGTTATCTTCTCAAAAGATTCAAATAACTTCTTCTTATCGAACGTAATAAAGTAGTCTAATAATGCTCCAAAAGCCTCAATAAATATCTTTATTACATCATTTACTGTTTTGAATGTATCTTTTAAAAATCCAAATGCAGTCTGAAATAATTTTGTTTGTTGTATGGATTTTATTATTTTATTTATTAATTCTGAAAACTTACCAATTAAATTTAAAATAATTGGTATGAATCTACCAAACGTAGATAATGTTGTTTTTAATATACCAAATGTTGCTCCCATTATGGCTTTACCACCACTTAATATATTAAAGAACAATTTAAATGTTTCTTTAATTCTATTTAAAGTTTCATCGCCTATCTTTATTTTTTCTGTAAATTCTCTAAACTTAACAGTAGCTTCATATACTTGTTTTCCAGTTGTTGGTGGGAATACTTCAACAAATGCGCCTTTTATAGTGCCTAATACTTTACCTATCTCGGTAAATATATTTGATAATGCTTTAAGAAGTTCAGTACGTCCGCCTAAATCATGCCACTCTTTAAGAATTTTATTTCTTGCTTCGTGACTTTGCTGTAGGCCTAATCCGATAACACTATCAAGATCTGTCCATAATTTCTTTGCCTCTTCAAAATCACCGATAATATATTCAAAAGTCATTGCCCAGCCAGAACCTGCAGATTCTTTTAATACATCAATCCATTGTGTAAAGGTTTTTATATCTCTTGCTGCAGCAAATGCTTTTTTACCAAGTTCTGTAGATGCATCTGCATATCTATTAAGAGTTGCAGTTAGAACTTCATTAGTCATCCATCTATATTGTAGAGAATCATTGAAATTCTTTTGTGCATTCATGGTTTCTTCCATATACTTACCTTTACCATTAGCACTCATTACTTGATACATACCATCTGCAGTTTTCTTAACCTTACCCATAGCTACTGCCGTATTTAGAAGTTCTTGTTTAAATTCTACAGTAGCCATATTCGCAGTTTCTATTGACTTCCAATCTATAAGTTTTACGTGACCAGTTGATAGTGCTTGTGCAAAGTTATACATTGCATGCGATGCCTGCTCAGCATTAGCTCCTGATAATGCTGCAACGTTTGAAACACCTTTAATTGCAGCGGTAGCTTTATCTAATTTAACACCAGCATTCGTAAACTTCGAAACGTTACTAGTCATATCTTTAAACGAATATATTGTATCATCTGCGTATTTATTTAGATCTTCTAAATATTTTTTTACTGTTGGTAATTTTTCTCCTGTAGAGTTCATTATGGTTTGTATAGCTTTCATCTTATCTTCATATTCTTTAAAACCATCCATACGTGGTTGAATAAAGAATGTATTTACTAGATTTTTACCAACTTCTAAAGCTTTTTCAGTTATCTTAACCAATGCTGTTATAGCTACTACCTTAGCAGCATCGAATGCTTTTCCCATTTGAGCAGCGCCCTTTTCAACTGGAGATAAGTTAATTTTTGACGCTGTGTCTTGAATTTTATTTAATCCGGAAGAGGCGTTGTTTAATTTTAATGCTTCTTCTAACTTCTTTAATGCTGATTCTGAACTCTTTGCATTACTATTAAACTTTTCGTTTTCTAATCGAAGATTAACGATACGATTATCAATCTTACTCATATATTACTCACCTCTTTCCAGACATCTTCAATAATTTTTGGTATGTGTAATTCTAATATTGGATTTATGAAGTCTCTTCCAACAACATAACTTCCAGACCTTGTTAAGTGACCATATTGTATTAGTATAGCCACATTTGTTTTACCTGTTTGATTACTATTATAAATTGTTAAAATTGCACCTTTAGAATTTACTTTCACGCCATAACCCCATTTACTAGATGTTAATCCAGTTAATTTTGGAGTTATAGCTGTTAATGAAGCTACAATTCGCTGTCCTCCACGATCAAGGACATCTTTCATTTGTAGCTTTTGTGCACTTGAAAGGAACTTATTCATTTTTGAAAAGTCACCTTTATGTGTTATTTTAATCATATCTTTTATCCAAATAACCAAGACGGTCAAGAATAACAGCTAACTCTTCACGCTTCAAATAATCTTTAGGTCTATCTAAAGAACCATCATTATTAATGTCTGCAAACAATCCACAACTTACCGCTTTTTTACAGGCAGTTATTGCATAATTTGATGGGGGAATCTCATTAGCTCTTTCTTTTTGTTCTGGTATTGCATTTGGAATGTTTAGGAACTTTAGTATAGCATTTGCGATTACTGAAGCCATTGACTTCCATTTTGAGGTAATGAGTGCGTTGTCATCCTTGTTGTTAATGAAGCCAAGCTCTAGTAGTATAGCTGGCGCTTCCGTCTTAGTTAGTACAGTAAAAGGTGCATTTTTAATTCCACGATCTATAGAAAATAACTTAGACCCTACAATTTCACTATGAATTTTATTTACAAAATCTTGTGTTGATTTTCGTTCACTATAAACCCAAGTTTCATACCCTCTGGCGTTCGGATTTGCTGCTGAATTATGATGTATAGAAATGAAATAATCACAATTAGCTTTATTAGACATGTACGCACGTTCATATAAGGGTATAAAAATATCATCACTTCTTGTTAATAATACATCAACACCGTGATTTTTTAATATGTTCTTTACTTCTATTGCAATCTTTAGTGCGCTATCTGACTCTTTTAAGTTGAACCCAACGGCGCCACTATCTCCTCCTCCATGTCCTGAATCTAAACATATCTTCATTTTTTATCCTTTCGTATTTAACTTTCTAAGTCGATCTTGATTTAGTCGATTTCGCTCGGCAATAAAGTCTGAGTGCGATCTTTTTACTGGATTTTCCTTTGCTGCACATACATTTATTAATGTTAATAATCTATTGAGATGCCATTTTTGACACTCAAAAGGTATATTAAATCTTATCATATAATAATATAAAACCTCAGCGGTAACAATTTCATTATTTGAACCATTAGATTTAGCAATAGTTGTTGCTGTCATTGGGTCTTGTATATAGTTTGTTATCTTTTTAAAATCTGATTCACTTAATGCATTATAGATATATGATGGTATATTTTGAGTTATTGTCATCATAATTATATAATCTAGAATCTCATGGTGTTTCTTTTCACTATTTATAAATGGCTTTTTATATTTTGATTCCCACTTACTCAAAGATACTAAAGAATGTTCAAGAGCTATATTATATTTTTTAGTTTTATAAAATATATTTTTACTTTCATCATATAGCTCTTGTTCATTTATTGTTAAATGTAACATTCTTAGTTGTTAATTTGAGACGTTATGTCTTTAGGTAGTAGACCCATCATAAATTGTAGTGATGCACCTTCAACTGTAAATAGTTCGTTTATAAGTGCGTCATAAGCCATGCTACTTACAAATGCATCTACCAATTCTTTATTCTTAATGAATCTTTCCCCATCTTCAGATTTTTGACCGTAGGCAGCTAGTATTATAGAATCTAGAAGTTGAATCATTGCTTTTTTATCTTCTTCTTCTTCTGTAATTTTTTTGATGTAGGTATCTAAACCACCATCTTTGCTTACCTGTAGATCGATCAATTCTTTCTTTGTGAGATTAAAATATAAATCTTTTGTTGCTTGTTTACCATTAAAGTTTTCATATGTTATTGTTTTTTTTAACATTTTATTATTCCTTTCATTATTAAAATATAAATTATTAGCTTTCTAGTATTGTTTTTACTTCATCAGGAAGTGGTAATCTTGCATCCGCTTGATCGCTGCCGTAAAGAACATCTTCAAGTTTCTTTAGTTTTTCTTTCTCTATCTTTGTAGAGTCGATAGTTAGTATAGATGTAGGCTTAAGGCCTTTTGCAGATACTGGTACTGTTGAAATATCCCAAGAGAATGATATGATATCTGGAGAATTGTTTATTGTTTGGAATTGTCTATCAGATGGAGATGCTTGGCAGCCGTATACCAAATGAAGTTTGTACCCATAATCATTTCCTTTTGTATCATTTCCGAGAACAGTTCTGTATGATAGTCCAAAAGTTTCTCTATTTTGTTGACCAGCAATAACGCCCTTAGATAGTTCTGCAGTTCCGTCACATTGTCCGAATTCTTCAGGATATGTGTATGCTTCTATTGTGCATCCGAATTCTTCAGCAGATCTTATTGATAGCCATTTTTGATTGTCTGCATAGAATGGATTATCATCAGCACCTGATGGTTTTTCAGATATTGTTGTTAGTCCATTCCATGCGATTCCTTTATTATATACTCCGTCTTGGTCTCTTCTGTAAAGCACTCCCATATCAACGCCTGTTTCATAAGTTTTTGTGCTTATTTTATTCCATTCTAATCTTTTTGGCATGATGTCCTCCTTAAATATACACTGTATAATAAAAATGATTTAAATTATTCATAGGAGTTAACCTATCAAATAATATATGAAACTTAATATCATCTTCAAATTCAGATAATATTTTTTCATATAAATCTGTTTCTGGGTCTTTAGTTATCAATGTTATTTGATACGCTTCATCCATTTTATATCTTTTATTATTAGCAAATACAGTATTTACTTGTTGAAGCGTATAAATGATAACTGGAAAGTTTATTATTTTTTTAGACTCTGGGGGTTGAAAGAATACTTCCCTTGTGCCTAAAATAGCCTCCAACTTTTTTTGTAATTCTAATCTATGGCGCATTATAGACACCCCCTAAGGTTAATATTAAACGTGGATACCTAGGCTCAACGGATGAAATTTTCCATTTAACACCTAAGTACTCCATATATTTAATATTCATAAAATTAACATAAAGAGTTGGGTCTGCAACTATTGATGCTATCTGATCAAGAGAAATATCATCATTTAATTTGGATTTTTCTTGAGACCTTGTACGGATACTTATAAATTCTCCATAGTATGGTGCTTCAACGATATTCTCTGACCAGATGCCTGGAGATGTTTCAATAGTTGTTAAATAACCAATATGGCCGGTGCAATGCATAATTTATTGTTGTTTCTTTTCGAATACTAGAGCTGATTTTGGTATTGTTAATGCGCCAGAGCATCTAGTTTCTATCAAATACTTATATTGGTTAAAGTCGATATCGAAATCATCAAACATTGATATACTTCCGCCTTGATCTGCACCTACAGTATAATCATTTAGATTAACAACTATAGCTACAAGATCTATCTTAGTACCAGCATCATCTCTTGTTACATTTTCCATAACCGGAACTTCTACTATTTCTTTAACTCTCATCGCAGTAGCTAGAGCTTGTTCACTTTCATATATCCTTCTACCCATCTTATCTTCTATAAGAAGTAGTTCAGTTAATAGATCTGGATGAATATATAGAGACGGTCTTCCACTTCCCCTATACTCAGTACGAGCCTTTAGAACTCCTTTTATAAATGCATCCGGATTAAAGTCGGCTTTTTCAAATGTTATTTTTGTTGAAAACACTTCGTCATCTTTCCATATAGGTCTTATGTTTTCTTCGCTTATTTTATCTTGTGATGTTATTTCTCTACCGTCGCCAATAAGTATAGCTCTCGCTAATTCCTCATCAAGCATCATTCTCATTTCTTTCTTAAGGAATGTTACAACATTGAAATCCGTTATATCTATTATATCATCTCTATCTAACTTTTGTTTTTTATAGACAGTAGTTGGACCAGTTACACGTTTCAATGCTTTGATAACTTCTTCCATTTTCTTTTTACCTTTTGTATATCCCTTCGCTCTTGCTTCATCGGCAGTTATATCAGCAGCTGTAGATTTTATTCTAGCAAATGGTGAATGTTTAGTACCATTTAGTACCATTTTGACCCATGTCATGTCCCTTGAGATTAGGATTGGCTCTGAGTTAACAGCTTTAGCATCTGGGAATAGTACATCTATCTTATCGATACCATATTGTGCAGCATGTTCAAGAACCGCATCTTTCAATGAACCGAATTCGATACCATCTTTGATTATTTGTTGCATTTCTGAATGTGACAAAGTTGTTTGTTCGTCTTGTTTTTCAAAAACATTTTTCTTCATATTAGTTCCTCCTTGAATGTCTGAGTGTTCAGCAGAATTAGCCAGTAACGCATATACCATATCTTTCTGTTTTGGTGAGAGTGTATTAAAAATATCTCTTAAAGATTCGCCATCTTCGTCTTCATCATCGATATTTTCTTCATCCTCTTCGTCTTCATTATCGGCATGTGAAATTTCTTCATCATCTTTCTTTTTAGATTTCTTTTTCGAAGACTTTTTAGGTTTTGTTTCTTCCTCTTCTTCATCTTCTTGAGTGGTTTCTTCATCTTCATCTTCTTCATCATCACTTGACTTTTTATTTGATTTTTTAAATGGTTTTGAAGCCTCGGTATGAAGTAATTCTCCAGTATAAATTATTGCCTCTGAGAAATCAGCATCGTCTCCATGAGCTAGAGAAATATTATCTATAAATGCTCCTGGATTTGCTCCTGATAAAACAAGACTTACTTCTTTTATCATCCCATGAACAACATTGCTTCCTTCTTGGACAAGCCCATTAGCATAAATTGATAGACTTACAATGTCCTTATGTTTAACAAGTTCTTTAGCAACACCGGCATTATCTGTATCGTTAAATTTACAATAAGCATAAACGCCGTCTTCACGGTTTTCCAACATAGCATGACCTAAAACATTACTTGGGTCATCGTGTTGATGTTGCCATACTAATGGTACTCTGGTGTTATCATTTTTTTTAAATGCGTTTTTTTTAATTACGCGGCCATCTGAACAACGTAAGTTGTTTTTAGTGGCATATCCTGAAAAATCAAATTTTCCTTTTTTCATGGTAGTAATTTTACTCCTTCCTTTGTTTTTCCTGTTATGTTAGGGTTGAAATTATTACCTTTTCTACCCTTCTTACCTTTTCTACCCTTCTTAATAGAAGAACCTCCAGTATTCTTTCTAGGACGACCTCTCTTACCGGATGGTTTATGGAATTTAGCTTCACCATAAATCTTATCAATTTCTGATTCAAGATTTTTACGGTAAGTGCTTCTAAGATTTGTTCTTTGTTTACCATATTCTGTACGGTCGTCATCAAGGACTCTTTTCTTAATTCCTTTATAGTTTATCATCCAGTTTTTATAAACTGTATTTATTTCACTACGTGCTTTTTTATTATCTTCCCTCAACTTTGCAATTTGTTCTTTTATTCCTGCACGTTTTAATTTACGTTCCTCTTTTGTCATTCCTTTTAATGATTTCATCAAACTTTGAATTTTAGATTTCGTCATTTCAGATTGACTTTTAAGTTTAGCTTTTGTTGAGTTTTTATAATTCATCATTGAATTCTTATACGCTTCTTTTTTCTTATTCCTATTAGTTCTATATGTTGTTCTTAATCTAAGTTTATTTTTTGAGTACTCGCTTTTCATATTAGAACGAACATATGCTAAAGCGGCTTTACCTTGGTCGTTTAGAGTTTTTCTTTTACGCCCTTTGAGTTTTCTAGTTCTCATATAGTACTCATGTGCTTTAATTGGATCATAATATTTAGAAGCGTAATGTAACAGGAAATCGTCATCATCCATATGGTTTAATTCCTTATCAAGATCATCCAAATGAGTGTCTGAGTCATCTAGATCTTTTAGTAATTCTAAAAAATCTTCTTCAGTCATTTCCTCTTCACCATCACCGTATTCTTCTTCAGTACCATTTTGACCGACGAGACCGAGTTCTTCATCTCGATTGGCGATGTTGGCATTTCGCAACGCATTTGCCTGCGGCGTATCGACTGGTTTGAATCCCATGATTGAACGAATTTCATTTGACGATAGAACTTCATTACGAGTAAACGTATCCACAACTTCTGCAATGTTTTTAAGTGGAAGTAATTTAAATGGCTCTCTAAAGAATACTATTCTCTGACCTTGTGTTAGTGCGGTTTTAGATAAGAATGTATTTTCCATTCCTTCAGTTATGGAAGATAGTATTGGTTCAATGGTTCTGTTATAATAATTTAATAATTCTTCTTCTGTAGCTGTTCCATTAAATATGTTCTCTGTTATTCCTAACTGGCCAAATAGCATTCTCGTTAAGTATTCGATTTGAGATAGCAAATTATTTTCAGCAGCTCTATTAAGTTGAATTATTCTTTCAGTTCCATCAGTATATGCAATACCATATTTAGAACCTTCCAATTGTTTTTCAATATCCGCCTTTCTTCTCTCAGCTTCAGCACGTCTTGCCTCTGTTCTTATAACATAAGGTAGCTGTATCAAAATATCCAATTTACCAGAAACTGTATTTTCATCATATTGGTCTAGTAGTGATATTTTTCTACTTAGTCTTTTTAGAGTTGAATTTGGTTCATTCATCACAGAATATAAAGGATTTTCAATTATTGCAGCGATATCCTTACCGATAATTATATCTTCTCTATATCCAGTTTCTTCATTATACACACGAACTTTAACGTGTTTTGGAAACCATTCTAATATTTGACCTATTCTTAATGATAAAATATCATAACCAGCAGTTTGATTTGGATTTAGAACAGTATCTGTTGGTATTATAGCAATGACGCCTTCATCACATAATGACATTACGGCATCCTGTATAAAAGCACGTCCTATTTGATCAATATTTGCTTTTCTAGTAAAGCACTTATTTAAATTAGTAGGCATATCACGAACATATTGTTCTTGATCATTTACTTTTATATGTCTTATCGGTAATGCTGCAGCATCAATTCCAATTCTATTTATGATACTAGCTGTTATAGTTCTATCATTTAAGAAGAAGTATTTTGTTTTATGAAGTTTTTCACTACTACTTGGGCCTTCTACTCTTTTATTCTGCATAACTTTGTCTTTAAATATAGACCATGCGTGAGCTAAAAAATTCACTAGAATATTTCACCTCCTTTTCTTTTAAAATTCTTCAGTATTGGCTTTAAATGCAATATATGCATCCATTAAAGCAGCAACACCATCGATTTTTTGATCACTTCTTAATTTATATAGTTTTCGATTACCGTTATTATCTACTAAAACAACCGCATTCCCAAAGCAGAATGACATTATTTCCTCGTCGAACAGTAAACTTCTAAGTTCGGCTAAGGTTTTTAATTCTCCTAAAGGAACCGATTCTGTTTTAGCACCTTGTGGAACTTTGACAACACCATATTGTCCATTTTCGATACACCATCTTTCAACAAATTCTTTCGCATTATATGGGTCATAACCAAAACATCGAACGTCGTATTTCATATTAATGATATGTTGATCAAGATCATCATATACCTCCATCATATTTAAAACTGCACCTGGCATAATTATTAAACTACCCTCATTAATGAACTCATCATACTTATTTCTAAGCCCTGATGGTAGTTTTTTTAATGTTATTTCTGAAATATATGCCCTTGATTTTATCCCAAACTCCTCTCTTCTTAAAGGAAATAAGAATGAAAAGAAACAGAAATCATCACCTCGTGATAAGTCTGCACCCAAAGCACATGGCATATTCCAATACATTCTTCTAGTATGTGGGAGTGTTTCTTCATATGTGAAGTAATAAGTGTAGCCTTCTAATGGTATATTAAACCGCTTAGCAATTGTATCATTTCTTGTTGCTGGTGCTTTTTCAGCTCTTTCAACATCAAGTTGATATGCTTCGTACGAAACAGTTCTATTTATGTTTGGTTGCGCCTTTTCCCATAATGCCGGATTGTTGATTTCTTCCAATGAGTCCAGCTTATAGTAAAAAATTGAAATGTGGGGATTTATATACTCCCCTTTTAGAATCTGAAGTAGTTCCATTTTGACGGTGTCGCCTGGTCCGTTACGAACAGTGCCCTCTGAAGATGTTGCGACGATCAAGTAGTCATCTGAGTATGCGTCACCTTTTGATGCTCCTTGCTCAATTGCCCCTATTACGTCTTCTCTTGTATTTCCAGAGAGCCATTCGTCTACGGAAGCTAATTTAGGTCTTAATCCTTGTAATTTATCAATTGACATCGGCCTAATTTCCAAAAGTGAATTGGTGAGAAAATTTTCAATTCCTTTTTTGGTAGGTGATAGCTTCACCCTTTTCATTTTAGATCCAGTAGTATTTTGTAGGGAGCCTTCTGTCAAAAATTTAAACAGAGGCCCTCTGGCTCTAACTATTGATGTTCTAATTGGGCTTAGAACTTCATCGGCTTGTGCCATGGTTGGGGCGGTTGTTATTTGATGTGTTGTTTTTGGTATGACATTTAACATATAACTATGAAGAACTGATAAATACATAGTCTTTGCGCCGCCACGTGGTATTATTAGAACTTGTTTTTTTATTAATCTTTTCTTTATGAACTTTTTAATAAAACGTCCTTTATTCTTTCCTTCTGGAGTGTAAACACTTCTTTCAACAAAATAATACCAACCGAATATTTGTTCTGCCCATAATTTAAATGTGTCTAATAAATATAAATCTGAACCGTCCGTTAAAGTTAATTCACTTTCGCAATATTTAATAAAACCTTCAACTGCGTTCTCATCATAATAAATTCCAGGATTAGCAATTAAATCATCAATTCTATTCATCTCCATGGAAATTTCTTCACAGACTGGAATCTCACCATTTAAAACTTTTTCTCTAAATTCTCCATAATATTTTGGAACAGCGGTATTACTTAGCTTACTGCTTAATGGATTATGGATTTGAAGTACCATTGCCTTCTATAGCTTTTTTCATTTGAGCAACTAGAACGCCGGTACCGACAGTTTTTATTGAAGTCGTTAACATATCCTCTGCTATTTGACGTCCTTTTGATTTTTTCTTACTAGTTAATTGTTTATATTGCTGTTCCAATTGGAGTCTATTTACTCTATCTTTCAATTCTTTATCTGACATTTCTTTAAGTCTTTTTTGTTTTTCTTTTTTAACTTTAAAACGACTTAAAATTCTATTCTTTCTTTCATTTCCATCTTTTATTTTGCCACGGGCCCTAGACACCGCAGCTCGTCCTCTTACCATAAGATTTTGTCCAGCATTTTTTATTTTTGTAGCGGCGCTTCGACCTTTCGAAACATGGCCTCTAGTAATAACTCCCCATCTCTGACCGAGGACGCCGTGATGTTCGAGATATTCGTCTTTTGACTTTTCATCTGGAAATACTATTTCTTGATATTCTATGTCTTTCATTTTGTTATACCCCCGTTTCTTCTTTAAATGCCACCAGTCGCCATTCATACTCTAAAATTTGTTGTTTATATGTTTCTAGAACAAACGAACTTGATGGTGGGTCAAATATGATTTTAATTTTAAGAAAAATATAACTCTTAACTGCTTCTGTAAACTTATCATCCATAGCTTTTAGATCATCCCAAGTCGTATTTTTATCAACAACTATAACTTTACCTTTATTTGTATATCCAAATTGATAAAGACTTAAAAATACAGAATTTAAATGTATCATTATATCGGTATCAAACGCTTCTTGATTGATGTCTTCGCCGAGTAATTTTCTTAAATCTTCAATAATTGTTACCATAGTTTTGTATCACCTGCTTTTCGAACATTTAATAAATCTATAAACTCTGACGAAATATCAGAACTATAGTGAATATGGTTATGCGTTATAAATGACACAGTAATTAGATATTTTGGATCCCAGACAATATCTCTATTATTAATAATATCATCTACAGATATTGGATTCATATGATGTACTACAGCAATATCATTTATTTTATAATCTGGTAATGCTAAATCACAGCCATTATCTCTAATTATTATTGAATTGGCATGACTTATCCATTCTTTACTTTTATAAAATTTTTGGTTAATCCATCTGTCATGACCAAAAGTCTCAATACCAATAGTAGATCTAGTCCTAAGGTAGTTAAATCGTTCTTTGAATGTCTCTAATTTTATAAGCTCATCATAAGTCCTCGTCATCGACATCTTCACCTCTATATACTTTTACAGCATTTGTAGCGTTATTGTAAAGTTCCTCGATATTCTTAGCAGCTCTTGTTTGCTCTGTTTTTGCTTTGAGTAGTTCTGTCTTTTCTTTTAACATTTCCATTTCTTTATGTTCTCTTTCGGAACCCAACTTAAGGAAATGTGTAATAACTTGTGATGATGCTGTACCATCTCTTATTTGTTGTTCGGCTCTATCCATAGCTAAAGAGATAAGTTGTTTCTCTCTAGCTTCTGGTGTTTTAGCAGGTGAAAATTTTGTAGTTATCTTTTTTACACTCATGTGATTCTCACCCTTTCTTTAAAATTTTAATTTTTACTTTTCTAATGCCGAAATTTCTAACATCTTGTTTAGCAACGCCATCCCCTAAGAATAAATCAATATGTTTTCCTTTGATTCCTGCACCAACATCTCTTGCATAGTATATTCCTGAGAAATGTTCATATGGTTTTGGAAATATTATGTGTACCTCTGATTTTAACGGTATTACTTTTGGGTCTACAGCTATACATTGTGCATCTTTTAGAGACAGTCCTTTTAAGCTAAAACCTGTTGCTGTTTGATTAACCCAAATACCTTGATCCTCAGGTGAGTTATCATAGGCAGTTGCTTTAAAATATATATAGCCATCATCATCCAACTTTTTCTTAGGTATGTCTTTGAAAAAATCTTTTCTTTTAACTTGGAGGTAAATGATACGAGATTTTCGACTATACTGTGGGATGATTTTTACATTTTTAAAGAGGAGTGTGTTCAATAAAAATGTAATAAGGAACATATCGATGATAAATACAATAATTGTGGTGGTTTTAATAAAATATTCTGTTCTTTTTTTCATTTATTCATCTTCCTTTCACTATAAATAGGAACCCTTATAAACTTCACCTAATGTTAATAAGACATCTTTGAAAGGAAAATGAAAAAGTAGATGTGTTACGAACAGTTTAAGTGAAGTTTATAAGGGTTCCTATAAACTTCCCGCCGGGTTATTTTTTGAG